AGTCCGGCGACTACTTCGAGGCCGACGGCGCCACGCACGTCGCCATCTCGGAGGACGGCGCGACGAAGGGCGGCCTGCTCGGCGACCGCTTCACGGTCACCTGCGTCTCGGCCACGCAGTGGGTGATCCACGGCGTGCTGCACGGCGCCGGCACCCTCGCGGATCCGTTCGCCGCCTCCTAGTCCCACCCTGGCGCGCCCGCCGCGGGGTGACCTGCGGCGGGCGCCTTCGAGGCGCACGTCATGGCTCGATACCGGCACCCCAAGCACGGCTTCTACGTCGCCAGCTACGGCGATGACCTCGCCGCGCTCAAGGCTGCGGGTTGGGTGCTGGACGAGCCGGTTATCGCGGCGCCTGAGTCCGCCCCGGCTCCGCCCGCTCCGCCCCCTGAGCCGGACGTCGTCGCGGCACAGGTGCCGGCGCCGCCGCTCGCTTCGCCTTACTCCCGGCGTGAGCCCTGGCGCAAGAGGGGCCGCTGATGCGCTACGTCCTGAGCTTCGGCAGCGGCAACGCTGGATCGACGCCCGGTTTCCGTCACTACAAGGACGCCGCCACGCTCGCGGACGTGGCGCAGCCTCCCATCGGCGAGATCGGGAACGGCCAGTACTACTTCGATGAGCTGTGGGCGAGCTCCTCCGTCACGTCGATCGCCTACGTGGCGACGCACGACGGGACGGCCACTGGCGCCGAGGTGGAAGGCGTCATCCAGGCGACCGACGCGGCAGCCGCGCTGGCTCTGGCGGCGGCGCAGGGTCTCCTCTCGGTCACCGTCTCGGACATCATCCGGCGCTCGCTAAGGAACATCGGAGCCATCGCGGGAGGCGAGACGCCTTCCTCGACCGAAGAGGCGGACGCGCTCCAGGTGCTCAACGCGATGCTCGACTCGTGGAACACCGAGTCGCTCGCGGTCTACGCACTTCGGGACGAGACGCTGACTCTCACCGGCGCAGCGTCTTACACGATCGGCGCGGGCGGCGCTCTCAACACCACGCGGCCCGTGAAGATCGAAGCCGCCTACGTCCGCCTCGATGGCAACGACTACCACGCGACGCTTGCCTCTGCCGACGCGTGGTACCGACTCGCGGCGAAGAGCACGACCGGCAGCGTGGCCGAGTGGCTCTACTATGAGCCGTCCTACCCGCTCGGAACGCTCTACCTCTACCCGCAGCCTACGAGCGGCGTGCTGCACCTCGTGACCCGGGTTCCGCTCGCGGCCTATTCCGCGCCCGACTCGCTGGCGCTGCCCCCGGGCTACCAAGACGCGATCGTCTACCACCTCGCGATGCGGCTCGCGCCCGAGTACGGCCGCCCCGTCACCCCCGAACTGGCAGCCCTGGCGCGCGCAGCGAAGGACAACATCAAGGGCGTCAACTTCCGCGCCCCGATCATGTCGACCGGGTTCGAGGGCAGGCGCAGGTCCGACATCCTGAGCGGCGAGTGATGCGTATACCGTTCCTAGGCGGGTCCGGAACCCATCGCAGCGTGACCGTGAACGCGGAACGGACCGTGAACCTTTTCCCGGCCCTGACCCCGGACGGCAAGGCGCCGATGGTGCTCTACGGAACGCCGGGACTGACCCGGTTCGCCGAGACCGCCGCCGCGGCGGGGCGCGGCCTGTACGTCGCGGCGGGTCGGCTCTTTGCCGTGGTTGGCGCCACGCTCTACGAGATCAGCAGTTCGGGAGTTGCCACGGCCCGCGGTGCACTCCTCTCGCCATCGGGTTCGGTGTCGATGGCGGACAACGGGACGGTGCTCGTGGTGGTCGATGGCACCCACGGCTACCAGTTCACGCTCTCCACCAACGCGTTCGCGCAGATCACCGATCCGGACTGGCCCGCGGCGTCGCACGTCGCGTTCCATGATGGCTACTTCGTCCTGAACAGGAGCGGAACCGGTCAGTTCGTCATCACGTCGCTCTACGGGACCGACGTTGACCCGCTCGACTTCGCCACGGCCGAGGGTGCGCCGGACGACACCGTTGCGATGCTCGTCGACCACCGGGAACTGTGGCTGTTCGGCGAGGAGACGACTGAGGTTTGGTACAACTCCGGAGCGGCCGACTTCCCGTTCGCACGGCTCGATGGTGCCTTCCTAGAGCAGGGCTGCGCCGCGCCCTTCTCGCCCGCGAAGATCGACAACGCCGTCTACTGGCTGTCCAAGGACCGCAACGGCCACGGCCATGTGATGCGGGCGCAGGGCTACCAGCCCCAGATCGTCTCGACCCGAGCAGTGGAGCACGCGATCCAGGGCTACAGCACGATCTCGGACGCGCGCGCCTACACGTACCAGCAGGAGGGTCATTCGTTCTACGTGCTCACGTTCCCGACCGCGGATCGGACGTGGGTGTACGACGTCGCAACGCAGCTCTGGCACGAGCGCTCCTCCTGGAGCAGCGGCGAGCATCGGCACCGCGGCGAGTGCTACGCCTTCGCGTTCGGCAAGCATCTCGTCCTCGACTACGGGAATGGCCGGATCTACGAGCTCGACCTCAACGCTTACACGGACGACGGCGAGCCCCTACGCGCGCTCCGGCGCACGCAGCATCAGTCGGCGGAGGGGCGGCGCCTGTTCTGGGCCTCGCTCCAGGTCGACATGGAGCCGGGCGTCGGGCTCTCGAGCGGTCAGGGCTCGGATCCGCAGGCGATGCTGCGGTGGTCGGACGACGGTGGGCACACGTGGAGCTCCGAGCACTGGCGGTCGATGGGCCGGCTCGGGGAGTACCGAACCCGCGCCATCTGGCGGCGACTCGGCCAGTCGCGCGATCGCGTGTACGAACTCGTCATCGCCGACCCGGTGAAGCGGGTCATCGTCGACGCTTGGGCCGACGTGGAGGCGCAGCCGTGAGCCTGGCTCCCCCTCCACTCCAGGCGTGGATCGACATGCCTCCCGTCTGGCGGCGTTGGTTCCAGACCCTGTTCCTGCGCATCGGCGGATCCAACACCGACACTCTGGCCCCGCTCGCGTCGCCGGTCTTCACCGGAAATCCGAGGGCTCCGACGCCGGTCGCGGACGACAACGACACGAGCATCGCGACGTCAGCTTTCGTCCTTGGCCAGGCCGCGAGCTCGGCTCCGGCCATGGACGGATCGGCTGCGGTCGGTGCCTCAACGCGGTACGCGCGCTCCGATCACGTTCATCCCACCGACACGTCGAGGGCCGCGATCGCGTCTCCGTCATTCACGGGGACACCTACCGCTCCGACTCCCTCCGCAGGCGACAGCAGCACCAAGATCGCCACTACCGCGTTCCTGGCGCCTGCGGCATGGACCACACCGACGCTGCTCAACTCGTGGGTCAACTACGGCTCAGGCGGATACAGTAACGCCGGATCCTATGTGGACGCTGCTGGTACCGTTCACCTCCAGGGCGCGATCAAGAGCGGCACCATCGGGGCCGCCGCTTTCACTCTTCCGGCGGGATCTCGACCGCTGGCGCTTCAGGCGTACGCCGTCCCGACCGGCGCTGGTCTTGCCACCTATGGCGCGGTCACCGTCGCCGCGGATGGATCGGTCACGGTGACCGTCGGCAGCAACGCGCTCGTGCATCTTGCCGGCGTCTCTTTCCGGGCGGAGCAATGACATGAGCGATACCGCCCAGACCATCGTGGAACCTCAGCCCGCGCCGCTCTCTGCGGAGGCCCTGCGCAACAAGATCGACCAGCTCGAGGCGCTCATGCGTCGCGAGCCGCAGGTCGAGATCGAGCCGGTCCACCACTTCGCGCACGGGCTCTACGCGAGAGAGATCACGATCAGGGCCGGAACGCTGCTCACCGGGAAGATCCACCGGACGGAGCACCTCAACGTCATCTCGCAGGGCCGGATCATCGTCTGGACCGAGGACGGCATGAGGGAAGTCTCCGCGCCGTTCACGATGGTCTCGCGACCCGGTACCAAGCGGGTGGGGTACGCGCTCGAAGACACCGTGTGGACGACCATCCACGCGACGGCCGAGACGGACCTCGTGAAGCTCGAAGCGGAGCTCATCGCGCCGACTCGCGCGGCGCTCGATGAGAAGGAGGAGGCCCCATGTCTTGGGTAGCTACTGCGGTCGTCGGGTCGTCGGTGATCGGCGGCGCCGGGTCGTACTTCGGCGCCAAGGAGCAGGCCTCCGCGGCGCGCGCTGCGGCGGGCGCTTCGGCGGACGCGGCCCGGTATCAGGCCGACGTTCAGAAGGAGATGTACGACCAGACGCGCGCGGATCAGACCCCGTGGCGCGAGGCCGGGCAGAACGCGTTGACGCAGCTCACGGCCGGGACTGCGCCCGGTGGCGACCTCATGCGGTCGTTTTCGATGGCGGATTACGAGGCCGATCCGGGGTACGCGTTCCGGCAGGCCGAGGGGATGAAGGCGATCGAGCGCAGCGCGGCGGCGCGCGGCGGCGCGCTCTCGGGCGGCGCACTGCGGGGCGTCCAGCGCTACGGCCAGGGCCTTGCGTCGGAGGAGTACGGAAACGCCTTCAACCGCTACCAGACGCAGCAGGGGAACCGATTCAACCGCCTCGCGGGCCTGGCTGGCGTCGGGCAGACCGCGAACGCCGCGACGGGGCAGGCGGGCTCGAACTACGCCAACGCGGTCACCGGCATCAGCCAGGCGAACGCGACGAACCAGGGGAACGCGATCCTGGCGGCAGGGAACGCGCGGGCCTCCGGGTACGCCGGGATGGGCAACGCCTTCGCGAGCGCTCCGACCAACTACCTCCTGATGCAGTCGCTCATGAAGTAGGAGGCGCGGACATGGCGATCAACTACGACCTCCTCGACACGACGCTCCCTCAAAAGCTCGGCGCGCTCCCGGGCAACGCGCTGGCGCAGTACGCCCAGACGCGGATGCAGATGGAGGACCGGGCGCTGACGCGCGAGCACGCGGGGACGCAGAACGCCCTCGCGAAAATGCAGCTCACGCACGGACAGCGCGCGATGGACGAGGAGGACGCCTACCGAAAGGCGCTCACGGGCGTTCAGGGCGGCGACTACGCCGCGGCCATGCCGGACCTCATGAAGGCGTCGCCGGCCCGCGCGCTCGCGCTCAAGAAGAGCATGACGGATGAGCAGAAGTCGGGCGTTGAGGCCGCGCTCAACCGGTTCAAGCTCATCGATCACGTCGCCGGGCAGTTCGCGGCGAACCCGACGCGTCAGACCGGAGTCTGGGTGCTGTCTC